GTTAATTATGGATATGCAGATATATCAACTATGACGTTAGCTGAATTTATTGATTTAGAAAATCTATGTGCAAAACCAACTGAAAACTTACATGAGATAATGGCGGTATTATATCGACCTATTACAACACATAGGTTCAATAAGTTAAGTTGGAAGATAAAACATAACGTTAAATTATTTCAAGAGAAATTAGGCAACGTATTTAAATATTATGAGTTAAAGAAATACGATAGTAAGACTAGATTTGTAGACGCTGATGTAATGAAAGATTTACCAGCAGGGTTTGCTTTAGGTGCATTGAGTTTTTTTTTAGGAACCGCCAACTTACACTGGATAAATTCTCTGAGCTCTTTAAAGACACTAAAAACGGAGAAGATGGTGAAACTGCTGGAGAAGCAAACGATGGAAGCTTTGATACCCACTGGGGATGGTTTGCGACGTTATATTCGCTCGCCAAAACAAATATACTCAGTATCACAGGAGAAAACAGTATCGTTGACTTAAACCTTAACTTCGTATTAAATTATTTATCAATAGATAAAGATTATAAATTATTAGAAGCACAAGCAGAAAAACAACGTGCAAATAAAAATAGAATAAGACTAAAATAATAAATTATGGGATGTAATTGCAATAAAGCAGATAAACGACAAGTATGGTCAAGGCATAAAGCCGGTATTGATGCAAATAGAATAGCAGCACAACTAATGGTTCAGTTATCGTTAGTACAAGAATGTATAGCAGCAGGTGATCCTGACGCTGTAGTAGTAAAAAAAACAAAAATTAAGAAATAATGACATCATTAGAAAGCGTAGTACAAGTATTTAGAGATACTGCTGATGCTCATGAGTATGTAAACTCATTTGCTTTTGGTAGTATAGATTATCTAGATTCATCATCACAAAATATTAAGTATCCTTATGTTTTTCTAAGACCATTACAATCACCTGGATACTCACAAGATACAAGATTAAGAATATTATCATTTGAATTGTATGCTTTAGATGTACCTAAATTAAGTAATGAATCACCTGAAGCAGTAATGTCCAAAATGGAACAAGTGCTATATGACTTTGGTGGTTACATGAATTGGGGACCTCCAAGTGATAATCAAGCAGATGGTGTATCATATGATATTCAGTCAATAACACCTACATTAGAAGCATTTATGGATCGCGTTTACGGATTTGTAGGTACAATTCAGTATACAGAATCAGGTATTTACGATTATTGTAATTTCCCTAAGATATAAATGGAATTTGAAAACCTAGATAATGCACTATTAGATTTTGGACAACGTATTGTTGACGAAATGCAAAACCAATTATTTGAAAATAAATCGGTTGGTAGTGGTGACTTAGCTAGATCAATAACTAAAACAGTAGTTCCATTACCTAATAACGGAGGTGAACAATTACAAGTATCATTATTATGGTATGGAGAATTATTAGAAGATGGAGGTCCACATAGGCGAGCAGGTAGAATGCCACCTATAAAACCAATTGAAGGTTGGATTAAACGTAAATCAATACCAGTACCTAGTAAATTTAAATCACCCGAATCATTTGCTTGGGCAATAGCTAAAAGCATTAAAAAGAAAGGTGTAATAAAATATCCTAAGAAACCATTTATAATGGAATCAATTAATAATGCAGCAGAAAATTTTGGTACAGCCGAAATAACTAAAGCGTTAGAAAAGGATATAATAATAAACATTAACGATGCAGCTGTATCAGCTGGAGGAACAATATCATAATATGGCATTATCAATAGTATCATCACCGGATAAAGTAAATGCTACAACCAATAATTTACCTATTGTTGTAACAAGTGCTGATATGACTAAAGCACAATATAGGTTAGTAACAGAAATATACATTCCACAACGTGGTACAGCACCAGTAACTACCATTAAAACATTCCCGAGCGCATCAGTTGCTATGATTGATATAGCACGCGTTTGTTCAACGTATTTAACGTATGATAATGTAATGGAAGCTACGGGTAGTGAATACAGTAATACAAATGCTGCTTATTTTAGAGTAGTTATGGGTGAAGAATATGCTTCATCACCTTCAAGTAGTATAGTAGCGTATGATGGATTAGGAGGAGTAGGTGCACCTGCATTTAGTGCTTCATTTCAAAGTAGTCCTACTATATTATTAGTACCTGCAGTTAATGAGTATAGCAATTTAACTTATAATTGGCCTACATCATCATGGAGTGAAGATTCAACACCATCAAATCAAGCAAACCCATTCTTAACAAATAATCCAGCATACCAAACACAATCGTTTTGGACTACTGCTGATGGAAAACCTTTAACAAGTGATTTATTTAGCTATGATTATGAAACAATATCATTAATAACAGACAATGATCACAATGGATTAGCTTATGTTGAAGCAAAAATATATGATAAAACTAATACATTAGTATATAAAAATTCAACATCATTTGTTCCTACTCCTGGCACATCACCCTCTCCATTAACTCATTTAGGAATTGGTCCTGCTAATTTATCAGCATCAGAATTTCCTAATTCAGTTGGTGTATTATCAGCATCATATTATATTCAAACTGATGATTGGAATAGAATAACATACGAATGTGAAGGATATGCAAATAACTATAATATAGGATTTACACAACAAAGTTGTTCATTTTATGATCAATCTCTTGATTCTAACGCCACACCAAATGGTTTAATAGTTGGTAGAACAAGATTCGCTTTTATAAATTCCTATGGAGTATTGGATTATTATAATGTAATAAATCCAGTAAAGAAAACAAGTAAAATTAAACGTAAAGAATACATACAACCACAATTACCATGGCAGGATATGTCTACAGTTAGTGGCGCGGTATTTAACAGTAATTCACGTGGTAAAACCGATTATTATACTACATACATTGACAATTATTCAGTAACTACTGATTATATAGATACAGCTACAAGTGATTGGTTAAGTGAATTAATTGAATCACCATCTGTATTTATTCAAAATGAAGCAATAGTAAATAAACGAACTAGTTATATTCAATATTTCCAAGAAAGAACTACAGCACCAAATGGTTTTGCTCCTATTAACATTAAAAATGCTTCATATACTTGGAAAACAAATAAATTTAAACAAAAATTATTTCAATATGATTTGAAATGGGAAATGTCTAACGTAAACATAGGAAGATAATGAGTATAACTATAAGGCAAGAACCTTCACAAATGAATTCTGCGTATACAAAATTAATGTATAGTGTAGTATCATCAAATACGGCAGAACCACAATTTAAATATTTGTGTGATGTTTTAGACGATGCAGGTAACTTAGTATCTAGATTAAGACAAGGGCAAAATAGTGCAGATGGTGCTATCTTCAATGTAGCGGTGCCTTGTAGGGGAGTAATGCAAGAAGATGATACATTATATTTAACTGATCCTACAGCATCTATAGGTAAAGGTAGTCCATCATCAATTAAATCATATAAACAATTTACAGTAGCATTTGGTGAAGAATATGGCACATCTATTTCATCATCAGTAACAGTATACGATGGTAAAGGTTCGGCAGGTAATCCTGCAGTATCGGGTTCAGATTTAGTATTAAATAGAGCAGTATGGGAACCATGGAATGAAAATCAATTCATATCAGCATCAACAAGCCCAGTATATAGTAATTCAGGAACAGGAAGTTTAAATTTCTTTGTTTATGAAGCATCCGGTGGTAATTTTGTTGATAATAACTTAAGAGTTAATGGCGTATTTCCAGCTGGTGGCTTTGGAGGTTCAGGATCATTTGCTTGGTCAGGTTCACAAAGTACAGGTAATGGAGAATATCTTTTAGAAGTTATTTCATTATCTGGAGTTTCATCTGCAGATCAAAGATTCTCACTTGAAGTTTATGATATGAGTAATCAACAAATGGTTATTGACATATCAGATGTTTCAGGTTCAGGAGGAACAGGTGAAATATTAATATCAACTTCATTCACAGGTAGTATAGGTAATGTATATGGTTGTAGAACTCAAGGTATACCAACATCATCATTTAATCCACCATTATTTCAAGCATATTATGCTGCTAACAATTATACAGCATCATCAGATGTAATGAGATCAATAACATATCCATTATTTCCAAATAATGTTGTAGGTGTAGGAGGATATCCTGATACTAAAGCATGGCAAATAACTACAAATATAGCTTCAGGATCAAATATAGGTGATATTGATTCAGCATTCCCAACATTAGAAGATTTTAGTAAAAATAATATTCCAACATTACAACCATTACCACAAGGTAACTTTGGTTCATGGAATTGGAATTATCAAGATAGTAGAATTAACTTTATAGCTGCTAACCCTAATTATCCAGGAGTTTCTTTAGCTTTAAAATTATTTTTAACAAATTGGCCTCAAATAGTAGATATAAACCCAACTATAGATGAAGTTAGAAATATGTCTAGAACAATATCACAAAACGATTTAATGACTACATCGTGGTATAATATATCAGGTTCAGTTGCAGAGGATGGTTATGCTATTGAAGTAGCATTAAAAGATGATGCACAAAATAATATAGCTCAAAAACAATGGACTAACGCAGAATTAGATGCTTTAACTCCTTTAATTAGACAAGTAGGTTCAGGTGCAGATATTCCATTTGTAACTTGTCCTGTGGGACCAGCAAGTATTCCAACTTTATATCCTAGCACAGGGTCTGATGCTTGGACAAATGTTAGAATTGTAACAAAAACAGATGAAGCAGAAATGTTTTTCATTAGAGAAGAACCATGTGAATGGCAAACAAGAACAAATTTTGCCTTTATTAATAAATGGGGTGTTTGGGATTTTGTAGGAGTAAACACACCTACAAATAAATCAGCTGTAATAACAGAACGTGATGAATATATGTCAGTAAACGCCGATTATAACAGTCAATT